TTTTCACATTCATAAATATAATCTCTAAATGTCATAATTACTAATCTCCTTTATAATATTATTTTAATATATAAAACTTTAATGATACGTTTTATTACTTTTATTAATGATATAAATACTTTGCAACTTCTATACTATTATTCTCCTTTATAGTTTTAATAAAAAAATAAATAGGAACTGTTACATTCCTATTTATTTTTTTATTTATATTTTCTTACCTTTGAGATATTTTCTATATTTCAAATGAGGATTTTCATCATGAAGTTTAGTACCTTTTTTGATGTATTTACTTTCATTTGAAGTATATTCTAATTTCCCTTTTTTGTTTTTCATCATATAATCCTCCTATATATTATTATAGAAATAATATATAATTGATTTATATTTATTAATTAAAAATTATGATTCATTTATAGATTTATCTTTTCTTTCATCATTTTTATTACTGTCTTTAGTATCATCTTTATATTGCCCCTCATTATATTCTTTATCTTTATAATGAGCATCATTTTCTTCAATAGCATTAAGAATCAATGTATTAATTCTTTTATAAAACTCATCCTTATTATTTACGATTTCATATAACAAATCTTCACAGGATTTCTTATCTTCCTTAAGATGCTTCTTAACAGCATTAGAAATATTAGGATCTTTTAAATCCTTATCATATTCTCTAATTAATGCCTTTATTCTATGAATATCTGTTTTATGCTCATCATTTACCATAGCAATTGCAATTTCTGTAATTACCTCTTCACGTAATATTTCTCGTTTATTCCAATTGAATTTATTAATATAATTAATTTGATCATCATTACACATTTTCAGAAAAGATGCTAAATGTTTTCCATATCCATACATTCTAACAAAGTTATCAGCAAATGCTTCTGTATATTCCTGATAATTAAACTGAGCATCATCATTTTTTACCTTATCTTCAAGAGTACGAATTAATGATTCCAGATGTCTTCGTTTTATTTTATCCATGAATTCTTTAAGTTTTTTAAATGGATTAAATATTGATCTAACTGCAAATGATGTTTTCTTCTTAATATTTTTTGAAACAATATGAAGCGCTTTTACAAATTTACTAAGCTTAGATACATTGCTATCATCTTTATTAAGATTTAATGACTTAACTTCACATGGCTTCAAAACAGGATTTCTATTTGTTAAGTATTTACACAATACATTAGTACCAGTATATGATATAGATACTAATGCTGGATCAATGTTATGACCTATTTCATGTAGAATGGCTGCAATAATCTGAGGAGCTGAAGCAGTTCTAATTAATCCTAAAGATATATACATCTCTAATATAATAGATTTGGATTTATCATATAATCCTTTATTAGTTATTAATGCATCAATAGGATATCGATCAATTGTATATGTAAATGCATTAATATCTCTACTTTCAAATTCATCATCTTTCTTTATATATTCTTCAATATATGGACTAACATATACTGATCTAAAATTAAATACTCTAACTAATTCATCCTCAAATTCTTTCCATAATTTATTTCTCCAAAAATCTTTGGGATCAAATTTCTTTTTATCATTTTTAGCAAGAGCTATTTGCTGATCCAATTCTTTTTTAATATTATACATTATTCCTTCTGCATGTTTCAATTTTTCTTTACCATTTTCAAATACAGCTTCAGAATAAAGTTTGATTTCAGCATCCTTGGGATCAATTGCTTCTTTATTAAAATCAAGATCAAATGACTCTAATAATACTTCTGATGGGTCTACTTTTGGTGTTATCATTATAGGATTATACATTTTTAAAATCTCCTTTACTTATTTAAATAATTACTAATTTCTTATAAATATTAAAAAGAGGTGGTTATTATATGAAGAAGGAAAATATCGTAGAATCAGCTATTGATGAAAATAAGTCAAATGTTCAAATATATCAATTAGCTGTTGTATCAAGTATTTCAACTTTAGTCTATTCAGAATACATTAAGAATATAAAAAGAAAATATAAACCGAAAATAATGTATATGGTTCCAACGATAAGATCGGTTCAAGAGTTATTGTTGCCTAAAAATAAATTTATGCAGAAAATTATAAATGAATTAATTGATAAAATGCTCGATAATGATTTATTTAAAAAATATCTGAATCATCCTGAATTGGAATTATTTAATGATGATAATATAGAGGTCTTAAAAGTATTATTAGAATATTATATCATTCCAAATATATTTAAGACAGTACCAGGGGCTATACGTAGAAAATTTAATATCGGAAAAGAAGATAATCAATTATTTATTGAAGATAATGAAATTGATTTATTTGAAAGAAAAGAAATTACAGATAGGCAATTTGATTATATTGTAGAAGAGATCGTAATTAAATTGATACTTATGATTGAATCAGAAAATATCATAACCGACCATCCTGAAAATAATACGCACATATATCTTTCAGATAATCAGATTATTACTATAGCTAATGATTCAGCTATTGCTCCAATTAGTTTAAATAAGAATATAATAGAAAATGATTCGGTTATAGATCTATTAAAATTTGTAACTAATACTTCAATAGATAAATTAGAATCAATCTACGATATCACTACTGGAGCATTCAATCAAATATCTGTAGTAACATTAAATAATTATGATAATAGTGGTGGGAACTAAAAATCCCATCACTAATTTTTGTCGATTTTATAAAGATATATTATTTAGATAATATGATATAGAAAGGATTGATTTGTAATGGGAGTTATTGATGATTATGTAGATTCCGTAGTTACAACTATTAAAAGAATTAATCCGTCTTTGCCTAAGAGTGAAATTGAACGTATAACTAGAAGGGTTGTTAAAGAAAGATTGAAGGATCCATCTATAAATATGGATAATAATGTCACTGGTGAAAATCATGATATAACATTTACAAAGTTATGTGATTGGATCGAAAAAAGAAATCCAGTTATTGCTGGTAATGCGACATTTTATAAACAACCATCAGAGTTGGAATCTCCAACATCTAATATGTTAAGAAGCCTTAAGCTTGGACGAAAAGCTGTTAAGAAATTGATGTATAAGTATAAAGCTGGTTCTGATGAATATCTTATGTATGATTTGGATCAGCAGAATAAGAAAGTTATTATGAATGCAGAGTATGGTGGATCAGGAACTTCAACAGCTGCATTCTATACAGAATATTCTCCACCAGCAACTACTCAGATGGCACAGTCAATTATTACAACTATGGCTGGATTATTTGAAAGCTATGTTGGAGATAATCAGAAATTCTTTAATATTAATGAATGCTATGATTGGATGAATATTACTATAAAGAAAAATATAGAAATACCTAAATGGGTTGTAAGAGTAACAGCTGATGAAGTATTTAGACGAATAAGAACTCATTTCTATATGTATGATATAAATGATGATAATGCTCTTCATGATTATGTATTCAATTGTAATGAAGATGAATTAGTCTATTTATATTATGCTAATAATATAAAAGCATTTATAAAGAATCATTCAAAGATTCAGAATTTAATTTGGAATATATTAAATAGCCTTCCATTGTATGAAGTTGCTCAAGGGAATGAAGTCCCTGATGGATTTAAAGATAAATTTGATAAAGCGGATGCATATAATAAATGGATGGCTAAAGAGATGTTTTTGGATCCATATAATCCTCCAGAGTGTATTAAATCATATCTTGAAGAATTAGTGGATTGGTGTAAGGATTTTGTTTATGTTGAATATATAACTCCAGATTCAATCATTAAACTAAATAATCATAAAAGAAATACTGTATTGCTTGTAGATACAGATTCAAATATTATTAATGCAAATATATTTGTGCAATTTATAGAAAAGGAAATATTCCCAGGTGAAGCATTTGGAAGAAAAATGATGTATAATGACATGATACTTGTAAATGTAATTGCATCTTGTTTGGATAAATGTGTTGCTGGATTATTGGATTATTATGGAAGATGCCATCATATGGATGAGAAGGCTAGAGGAGATTTGGGTATGAAGAATGAATTTATGTTCAGAAGATTATTCCTCATGAGAACTAAGAAGAGATATGCCGCATCCATTGTATTGCGAGAAGGAAATATAATTATTCCATATAAGCCTGAAATCAAGGGAATGGATTTTATTAAGTCTGGTGTAACAAAAGAGGTTAGTGATATCTTCAGTGAGATGTTGATGAAATATATCCTCTATTCTGATGATATCGAATTGCATTCATTGATGAAAGCTATAAAAGATTTGGAGAAAGATATTTATAGGAATCTTAAATCTGGAGGAACTATATATCTCAAACCTCAAATGTATAAGGCTGAAGATGCATATGCAAAAATAAAAGATGATAATGGTAATATTATAGGAACTAAAGCATGGTCATTGCCAGTGTTTAGAGGAACTAATGCATGGAATGAAATGTATCCAGATTCAAAGATAACTTCATTTGACCGTGTAAAGATAATAAAGTTAGTTGCATCATCACCAAGTGATTTGGATGTAATTAAAGATAAATATCCATCAGAGTATAATAAAGCAATTCAGAAGATATTTATGTCTGATAGAGCTGAGGTTAGAAAGGGTGGATTAAAGGTTATAGCTATTCCAGATAAAATGAAGAAAATACCAGATTGGATTATACCATTAATCGATTATGATATGATGATCTCTGATATTATATCTACATTTAGATCTGTATTAGATGCATTGGATTTGAATGATGTTCAGTTCAAAACACCTAATGGAAAAGCTAGTATAACTTCATGTTTGGTGGCTCTATAAAATGAGTCATCAAACAGAACAAATATGTACTTTTGAAAATTAAAGAAGGTAAAAGAAAA